TCATGCTCTTGTTTAGTTGCTTCGATCTAACGTCAATCTGTGTATAGAGTTCATCTAGAACGTCATATTTTTCAGCAGGAACATCGATGAAGTTAGATTCAAAGAGTTTCTTTAGACCGAAAATGAAGTTCTCAGCTAGCTCTACTTTGATTCCTCTTTCAACTTGTAGACGATTTTCGTTTACCCATTCTTCAACGACATAGGTAAGGTAATCATCAACCTTTTCAGTTAGTTCTGAAACGGTGTTGTTTAGAGCATTTGTATATGAAGCCTTGTATGCTTCGTCAAGCTTGACTGATCTTTCATTTAATTTCTGATTTACAGCGGCAACGAAAATTGTCTTTGCTCTTTCGACAAAATCTTCTGAGAGGTTTGAATTGGCAAAGAGAGCAGCAAGATGTTCCTTTAGGGATTCTTCTGACTCTGCTTCCATATCTTCCTCTTCCATTTCATCTTCAGTTCCCATTGGAGAACCAGGCATTTGTACTGGTGCTCCTGACTTTGGGGTTCTAATTGAAGCTGCGTTTTGAGCGTAGAAATCGCCAACTGGCTTGTTTAAAACAACTCCCTTGCCAGTGGTATCAAAAGCTCCACCGCCAAGGATGTCCTGTTCATCTGATTGCATATTTTGTGGTAACATTGTATTCTCCATTTTATTTATTATTTATCTTAATCCTCTAAATCTATTTTGTACATTAATTCTGGAACCAACTGCTTTTCCAGTATTTGCAAAAGTTCTTCTTATATCCCCGAAAACATTTTCGGCAGCACCTTGTAAAGCTGCATCTTCAACTTCTCCAAATTGCTTGGATAGGAATCCTTGCTGTCCTCCACCAGCTGAACCAACAGCAGCACCAGTACCAGCAGCTACGCCTGTAGCAAGACCAGAACTTCCTCTAGCGGCTACTGCGGCAGCTCCTCCTCTTGCTGGATTTATTAGTGATTCTACTTCATCTAATTTATCATCAGCTAATGCTCTTTCGGCTCTTCTCATTCTAAGAATATCATCAGCACTTGCATTAGGATTAGCTTTTCCGCGTCTAATAGCATCTGCATAATCGGCTCTTCTTAGTCCTAATTCTTGAGCTTTTGCTGCTGCTCTTTGGGCTGCACCGGGAGCAGAAGCTGCTCTTTGGGCTGCTCTAGCACTAGATGCAGTTGTAGTTCCTGTTCTAATATCAGATATTTTATCTGCTACATCTTGGCCTAATTGTTTAATTCCTTTTCTGGCTCTACCAACTCTAGAAATTGCGGATCTTTTTAATCCCGAACGACCAACTGCACTAGTGGTTCTTGCTGCAACACTACCAGTACCTTTTGCCAAATTAAATAATCCCTTACCAATGGCTCCAAGAATATTTTCATCCAATTGTTCGTTGGACATGGTGTGGTAAGCACACTCATTTAACGATCTTAGTTCTTTTGAATTTAATCTTTTCATTTGATTTTTCTTAAGAAATCGGCAAATGCCTTAATTGATTCTTCTTGAAGTTTTCTCTTTGAAGCACCTGAAATTCTTCTACGATATCCAGCAATGTCTTGTTCTTTTAGAATACCATTGTCCCAGACCCATTCTTTTCCTTCCATGATACCATCTACGAAAGCATTTGGTGCTGATGGATCTGCAACGATATCGATTGCAGCAAGCATAAAATCTTCTTTGACATAGTTAACATTACCCTTTTTTTGCAACGAACCCATGCCACGGGTAGAAACGCCTAGCTTGACTCCTTCATTCATTAGATTTTTTACAATCTGTCCGCATGGAGTGTCAAGAACTTTTGCTTTTCCGTAGATATCATTACCGCTTTCGTTCAACCAAGTAACTCTATGAGATACGCGGTCAAGATTTACGGAAGGACCGGATGGGTGATTCAATTCACCGAGAGCACGATTCTTCTGGACATACTCAGTTACATAACGACGGGCTTCATTAACAAGAATATTTTTAGGATATATTCTTCCATTCTTGTTTTGCTTTTCAGCCTGCATGAAAATACCTTCGATGAAATATTGCTTTTCACCGCTATCGGTTTTCTCTGTGAGAAATTTGATATCTTCAGTCGTTTCTGTAATTAACTTCATTATTTCTTACCTTTTTTGCCCTTTTTCTGTGCAGCTGCAATTATATCTCCGCGAGTAATCTTGTTCTTTGGAGGATACATGGCAGCGAGTTCTGCATCTGAAGCTTCCATCATTTCTTCATCTTCCTCTTCTTCTTCGCCTTCTTCTTCCTCTTCCTCTTCAGCGGCTGGACCATATTCATCTTCTTCGTTGAAGGTCATTTTTGCAACGCGAACATATTCTTCTGCAAGTCTTTCTCCTAGTTTGATGGTTAAATCTTCCTGGATTAATTTCTTAGCATTGATTGCGTTTTCAGATAGAATTGATAGGATTATTTTTTTGCTTTTCATAATTTTTTCCTTTATATTTAGAAATTTTTATTGTTCAGCTTGAGCCTGTTGTTCCATTTGCATTTGCTCTAACTGTTCTTGCTTTTGTTTTGCTATATCGATAGCCATTTCCCTGTCGATTAGGTCCATTTCTTCTTCTGTTTGCTTTAGGATATTTTTGCGGATATAGTTGCTAGAATAATATCTACCGATCATTGGCTCCATTTGAGCAGCCAATTCCATTCTTGATGATAATATTTCAGCATCCTTTAGATCATTGAAATATGAATCACGATTAAATGCAAAATTAATATGAGGATAAATTAAATTCCAATCATCCTCAGTTATTACTCCCTTTAAAATAAGCTGAACTCGGAGTAATTGTGAGAACATTCCTGAGAACTTATAACGCAATCTTTCAATAAATTTATAAAATTTAACTTCATCTCGCGTGATATCAGCCGATCTTCCAAGATTGAAGCCATTTTCTCCTACTAGTCTTGAAGGAGGAATATTCAATGCAAAATATAGTTTTTTCTTAAAATATTCAACATCTGTAAGCTCACCAAGATTCTGTCCCCCGTCCAGGGTAGTAATTTCTGTACCTCTACCACCCTCTCTTCTTGGGAGCCAGAAGTCTTCAAGCATGGCCATTTGGTTTCTATCGTCTTTGATTTCACCAGTTGTCTGGTTATAAATCATTCGATTACGATATTTGTTCATAAGCTCACGAACATACTGTTCGGCTTTTTGCTTTGGTAGATTACCTACATCCACATAGAAGATCCTACGCTCTGGAGCGCGAGAAATGCGATATACGACAATGGCATCTTCTACCTGTCGTAGCATGTTCAGTGGTCTGATTGCCTTGTGGAGGAATCCTAGAACTCTCTTTGAGTTCATATCTACCATTCCGGAATGAACATAGCAGATTGAATCTGGAGAGATTTTAAGTCCACCAGCACCAGTTCCAATTATAGAGTTTTTATCATTATTTGAATAAACATAGAACTCATCTACATCTTGAATAATTGATAAAGAATTTCCATTTTGTTTTGCTGGATTTGATTTTACTTTTCTAACCTTCTTGACTTTTGTTGAATCAAGAGGAATTAATTGTTTAATACCGTCAGATGGATTATCAACATCGATTGAAATATAAAAATATAGTTTAGAGTCAATATACCATCTACGGAATATTTCGTAGGATTTATCCTGAAAATCTAATAGTTGAAGAATAGAATCAAATTCTGAATATATTCTACTTTTTATATTTTCAGAAAAATTGATCTTCGATAAATCTAATTTTACTGGTTTTCTATCGTTGCCGTATACTATGGCCTCGTTTGTAATTTCATCGATTGCGGTATCAACTTCTGGATAGAGAGCCATTGCTCTATATTGAGAAATGGTTGCCTGTTCATCTTTAGCAGAACCCATGAAATCAATAAAGGTTCCATATACACCAGCACCCTCAAGTGTATATGCCCCATCAAATTCTTCTGGTGCTGTAAAGTTTTGAAGATTGGGTTCTTCTTTTGTGTCTTTTACTAACTTAAATCCAAAAAGCTTTAAATCCATTTCAACTCTCCATTATTGATCAATATAATCAAAAGAAAATGCCACATTAAAGGTCACAAAATCATTTGGTGCTCTCATATCTAGCTGTATTTCACCAACGCTAATTGGCCAGCAACCATATAAACTTACACTTTTTAATACATTTGTGCAGTTTAAATCAAGTTGATCTACTACCCATCCATTTGCTTTGTATGCTGATGGAGTTGTCTGATCTCCCTCATTACTCAAATGGTCATTAATATTATTGCTCCAATCATGGAATTTACTCCACAATTGGCTTGGATTCGAATTAACATCGTCCAGAATGGAAACTTCCCAAATACTGCTTCCCTGACTACCATATGTTCTATCTCCAGGCAATTTAAGTTTTCTTCCTCTATAGTCATACTCGACTACAAATAAATTATTTTGAGGAAGAGAGACTGCCATAGTTTGGAATATATTAAATCCTCCACCATATGGAAAATTACCAGTAACTCTAAATCTATTTTTTCTGGTTCCGCCAGCAAATTCTCGTTTGAAATCATTTATTGATTGTGCCATTTATTTCTCCGTTCAGCCAGTGAAATAATCATATGATAATTTGACTGAAAAAGTATTGTATATCTGTGATCCCATGTCAAATTCAATTCCACCAATCAAAGCAGGAAAACAGCCTCTTAAAACCATAGTTTTTAACAGATTACCATTTGTATCTAAGTGCTTAATCGTCCAATCAGTCTTCAAATCTCTAAATGCATCAGAAGATGCTGAGTGAACATTAGAAACATGTGAATTTATTCTTTTATGCCATTGCTGGAAAGAATTCCACAATGTCTTTTCTGTATCGTCTAAAATTGCTATATCCCAATCCCTATAGGTTCTATCTCCAGCATAATGAATAACTCTTCCTCTATGTGGAACAGATATTCTGCCAAGATCAGATGGGGGCATAGTAGCCGAAAGAATATGATATGTGGTTATATTATTAGGAACTCCAGACGGCCATGTAGCAGAAACTAAGAATCTGTTTCTTCTAGTACCACCTTTGAAATTTGAAATGAAATTCGTAATAGATGCCATGTATTATGTAGTAAAGCTTAATTCGACAAAATTTATGCTTTGTGATGGCTTTATCGACACATCTACATTAATTTTTCTATTGATATAATCTGTTTCAGTATTATTTGAAGAATCGCAAATCACTACAAAAT